CATTTTATATTACCCCAATTAGGGCCAGATTCACAATCTACTTTATTGTTAATTTCTAGTTCAATAGCTTGTTCCATTATGTTTTGAACCGTGGTCCGTGTTTCTTGATCCTTGATTGATACACAAAGCTCATCGTGTATCTGTATATGAGGCACTATACCTTTTTCATATAACAAGACCATTGCTTTTTTTGTCATATCTGCAGCTGACCCTTGTATTAATCTATTTAATGCTTTGTATGTAAATGCCCTGGTATAATGTTTTTCAAAATGCTCACAAGTAGGATCTATATATTTTTCATATTTTTCCATTTGTTCTAATTTGTAAGCATCCATAGCATCTTCTTTTGTAGCGTGAAGTTTTACTTCAGTAAAACGATTAGTTTCAGGGTTCCATTCTTTATCCCTACTTTCCCATTTATCAAATCGACAAAATCTATCTCCCAATGTAAATAATAAACCTTCTTTAGCTGCAAATTCTGATAGACCTTGAGATAGTTGTCTTACAAAAGGAACTTTAGAATGATAAGTATTAAATAAAGTTTTTGCTTTTTGAGGATCTAAATTTAATTCTTTTTGTAATTTTATTTTACCCATCCCATAAAACAAACCAAGGTTAATTGTTTTAGCTTGCTTCCTTGGTATATTTGCCATATCTGCAACAATCTGATGAAAGTCTGCATCTTCTTTATCAAACTCTTCTTTTAGATCATCTGTTCCAGCCATACCTAATTTAATAGCATAATGCACAACAATACGTGGCTCCTGTTGACTATAATCAAAACTGTACCAACTACTTCCAGTTTCAGGAATAAATAACTCTCTCATCTTTTTGCCTATATAACCTTTAGAAGGAATCTGCTGTAGGTTAGGGTTACTCATAGAAAATCTACCTGTAACCGTTCCTCCATGCTCTCCTCTAATTTGGTTTATATCTGCATGTATTCTTCCATTGTGAACAAAACCTAATAGTCCTTCTACAAAAGTATTTTTAGCTTTGTCGCATTCTCTAGCTTTAGCTACAAATCTTAAAAATCTATTTTCGTGTGTTCTTAAATAATCTCCTGGCAATTGAGGCATTCCAGATTTAGGTGTTTTTTTATAATCTGTAATTTTTTGATTTTCTAAAAGATTTTTTAATGAAGAAGCTGCCCAAATTTGTACATCTATACCAGTTCTAGCTTTAATAATTTTAATTAAGTTATCCTTACGTTTTTCTAAACGTTGACCAAAGTCCTTTGCTTTTTGGACGTCAATTTTAACGCCTTTAAATTTCATGTCAACCAAACAAGGAAACAGTTTTGTCTCTAATTCAAAAATATTTCTAGAAGTTTTCTTTTCATTGTCTTCAGGTTTTATGTATAATACTTCGTCAAGTTTTTTATCAAAAAGTTTCCACAATTTTAAAGTTAAATCAACGTCTTGTTTAGCATAATCTTTTACAATAGATGCAGGTAACTTATGCATGTTACTCATCGGATCTTTAATATTTCCGTTTGACCAAGCAAGAACTTTTTCTTGTAAATCATATCCTCCTTTTCTTTCTTTTAAAAAATCTTTAGACAAAGAATCTAAAGAATATTTGAATCTATTTTCATCAATTACAGAGGCTGCAATCATCGTATCTACAACAGGACCTTTCATTTTTTTACCTGTAATAGCTCTAATCCAACATACATCATACATTGCATTGTGAAATACTTTTGTTATCTTTTCATTTTGAAATAATTTTTTATCTAAATTTTCCCAAAATTTTATTTTTTTATCTAAAGACATATCTATATCTGTGTGACTAATATTAAAATACACAGTTTCTTTCCCTGTAGCAATTGCAACACCACACACAAAACCATCTCCTCTTAAAGAACCTGAACCTTTTGTTTTTAAATTAGGGTCGTAAGTTTCTAAGTCTACTGCAACTGTATCTATACCGTTTAAATCTAAATCTTCGGGTGTCTTACACATTATAATCCCTTTCTAATATCATTTCTAAATAGTGTATTGCTTTCTTAATATCTTCTTCTTTTCCTTTCATAGAATGTCTACAAATATACTTTATAGCATTTCCTTCTGCAAACAAAAATTTATTTTCATTTATAAATTCTGCAGGTTGTATGCTAAATTGTTTGTAGTGATTCCCGCCGTGTTGCTTGTCTAATGATTTATAACCCATTCCTTTGAATATAGATTTATCTGTCATATTTTCTCCCTAATGTGTATCTATCTTGTGATGCTACAGTCCAACAATCTACCCTACCTCTACTGTATGCTACGTATTTTAATCTCAGTTGAGTAAAATAATCTTCTCGTCTAGTACAAGTTTCATCGACTATTACATTATCGTAAGTCTGTCCTTTTACTTTATGTATGTTTCCATAATAAACTCTTGCCTCTCCTTCTGTGTCCACTCCATCTCTTATTAAATTATTTATGTACATAATTTTTTCTTCATTTGTTTTTGATTTAATCCTTGTGTGATAAAAGTCAGTAAAATCAAGGCTTTCTGCACGTAAATATTTTTTTTCTATTAACTCCTGGATAGAATAATCTTTGTTTATCCAATCTTCAAAAGTTGCTTCTCCTTTTCCTCTTACAATAACTTGTTGACCCATATAATTCCAAAATTCTTTTATCTGTTTTAAAGGCATCTGTTTTCCTTTTACAAATTCTGGCCATGTTTTATGACATCTTATTTCTTTTTTAGAAACATAAGGGTCACTACCTACATGACAAAACTCTATCCCATGGTAGTGTAAAAAAGATCTTGCCCATTTTCCAGAAGGCGTTCCTCTATAAGTAAATAAAAAAGTTTCTTTAGTGTTTTTTATTTTGTCTAATAAAGTTTCCATAGCCGAACAGTCTGTGGTAAGACTTGGTAAATAGTAGTGTGTTCCAATAATATTTTTTGCAGGTTTCCAAACTCTTTCATATCCATAATGGTCCCATATAGGTTTTATTATTTGTTTACATAATGTGTTTATTGTTTCTCCGCATCTTAAACCTTGTTTTAATTGTTCTGCATCTTTAGAAAGTTTATGAAAATAATCTGCATTAGCACCAGCAAATTCAAAGATAGTTTGATCCGCATCTCCTACCATGTAATATTCTTTTACATTTGTAGACATTTTTTCTAAAGCTTTTAACTGAGGTATATTACTATCTTGAGCCTCATCCACTATTAAAACATCTATGTCTGGAGTAACTGCGTGATCTATAAAATCTTTTATCATGTCATCATAATCGCATACTTGATTAACTTTTTTATAATTATCGTAAACTTCTTTCATTTCACTAATCATTTTAAAGTTATTATAAGGGTAGTAGTTAGAGCTAGTCTCTCTTAAAGAATTCCAATGCTCTTTGATGGTTCTTCCTTGTCCAAAAGCATCTCCAAGAAATTTAAAAAATTTATGTTTATCATTATCAAATTCTGATTGAGTTACTCTTTGTGCTTTAAAACCACTATTTTCTGTACACAAGTTAAGATAATCTGCATACGTTCTTAATTCTTTTTTTAATAATTTGCTTTTACAAAAAGAATGTATCGTGCATATTTTATATTTAAAAAATTTTTTTCTTAAACCTCTTTCTTTCATTTCTGGTAAATCTAAGACAGCATCTTTTAATTCATCTGCAGCTACATTTGTGTGCGATAACATTATTATTTTTTCTGGTTCATAGTTTTTTAATAATTCTTTATATTTATCTATTAAAAATAAATGAGTTTTTCCTGTACCTGGAGGACCAGATACAAATTTAGGTTGTTTCATGAGTTATTATCCTTTCCTCTATTTCTTGTGCTTCTCCTTCTATGATCAAATGATCCTTGTTTATATTATAGTTGTCTATTTTATAAGAAGGGCAAGACTGTTCTTTGTATTTTCCTCTATATCTTTTAGCTCTTAAAATACGTTTGCATTTTAAAACAAGATCTACTCTTGCTAAAGTTACTCTTTTTTCAGCTAAAAACTCATCAAATTTATTTAAATTAAATTCCAAACTATTATTTTTCATATTAAAATAAGGCATACTAAAATCTGCTAATTCTTTTTTATCTGTATAAGCTTTGTACTTATCGATAAAAGATTCAAACCATCCTATAAATCTTACATCTTCGCTAGACTCAGGATCATAATCTTGTGATTTTGTTCTGGCTTGAAAT